TGGGCTGGGTCCCAAAACTGTGTGCGACCAGTAACCGCAACCCGAGTGTCTACGGCATTTATGGCATCAAAAAGTTGTCGATCTGTTAAGCCAGTTGTAGGAATTCCAATGGTTTGCGCTGCATTTTGTAGTGTGCTCGTAATATTCTGCCAACGAGCAAAGTTTTGCATAGGGTTAGAACCCTCTTCGCCTCCAATAGCAAACCTTTGGTAAGCGGCTGGTATGCTGTACTGTGGACCATCTCCAGTATCTACAAGCTCTGCGTATCGAGCTTCACCAGTCTCGGGGTCTTGAGTAGCAATAATTCTACCGGCGGCAAAATCTTGTTTTGCTCGCTCACCAATGTCTAGCAGTTGTAGGATTTCGTCACGATTTCCTTGGATTCCGTATAGTCCAACGCCGGTTCTAATGGCTCCTTGATACCGTGAATTCGTACCCCAGCCGAGATCATTGCGCTCAATATCTAGCGGCTTGTAAAACTCATTACCAAGCAGATTACGAGCTACGGACGCATTGAGAATGGGCGCACCATTGGCGTACCCATACTGACCGGCTAAACCTGATTGAGTTTGGACGGTTGGCATTTATAGACCGTATCCTAAGAGACCACCGGCGGCAGCGCCGAGGAATTGATTTGGGATTCCAAATGTCTGACCACCTAGAGCTTGACCACCCAAATACCCGAGCGTTCCTAGACCTACGGCTTGGCCGAGGCGGTTTGTCTGTGCCTGCGGGATTTGGCCGTATTGCGACGATCCCATCGGGGTTCCGTATACGCTTGACAGGAATCCTTGGAGTTGCTGGTACGGCAGTTGTTGGCCGAATTGGAAGCGTTGCATTTGTTCTTGCAGGGGTTGGGCAGCGATGGCTTCTCTTGCGGCTCCGACTTGAGCAAGGGTTTGAGAAGGCATCAGTCCTGCGGTGAAGAAACTTGGTGCGGCTTGTGCTAGAGCAGCCTGCTGAACCTGTGCTTGCTGTTGGGCGGCACGCTCACGGGCATAATCCGTGTAAGCGATATTGGTTGCGACATCACCCAAAGCACGACCAAACTGCTCAGAAGCCTGTCCAACAGCACGTTGCATTGCGCCAGACCCGTAACGGCCAGCACGCGAGAATCCCGAGGAAATGCCCGGCAGGATTTGTGATTCAAACTGCTGTTGAAGCGGGCGCGTAGCCGACTCAATCATTGCCTGGCGGTAGGGAGAACCTTGCAAGAACCCGCCAGCGGCAGTCTGACCAATCTGCCCAAGTGATGCTTGGTAAGCCTGCTGTGCCTGTCCAAATAGCGGTTGGGCGGCTCCTGCTGCGGCTTCCTGTTGGGATAGGGCTTGGAGGGTCTGTGCGCTCGGGGAAACGTAGGTTTGCCCAGGGAAGAACTCGGGTTGTTGGCCGGTTAGGAAAAGTTGCTGGGCACGTTGCAAGCCCATCTGCAAGTACGGCATGAGGGCAGGATCAATTCTTGAACCTGTGCCACTAGGCGTTCCGGCAGGAAGCGGGGCGGGAAGTGTTGTTTGGAAATACCGCGACTGAACATCAGCCAACGGAACTCCGGTTGCCTGCGACATTAGTTGTGGCGATATGTTGTATTGCCGCATTGCTTCAGCAATTTGTGCATCGCTCATTCCTGGGTTGTTTTGCAGAAAACTTGTAACGTCTTGTGCGGTAAACCCCGTTGTTGGTTGGGCAACAGTATTTTGGAGTCTTGGTACAAAACCAGTAATAGGTGGGGGGCTTGATCCTTGTGTCCTAGGCATACTGCTTGATGCTGGAAAGCCAGGATTGCCAGCAATTGTTACTGGGCCAGTTGGACCGCCAGGTGTTGCTAATGCTGTGTTCATGCGGGCCTGCACCTGTTCAACTGGAACGCCAGTTGCTTGTGACATCAGTTGCGGCGAGACATTGAATTGCTGCATGGCGGCGGCAATCTGGGCATCAGACATACCGGGATTGGCTTGCAGATAGTTGGTGACGTCTTGAGCGGTAATAGCCATGTTTTTATCCTACGATAACGTAATTAAATGTGCTTCCAGCGTTAGTGTTGGGAGCATGAGAAATTGTCGCGCTGCCGTTTGCGGTTGCTGACACAAACGGGTCAAAGTAGATATTGCTGGTATACCCGTTGGTAGACAAATAGTGCATTGTTGCAATCACCGACGGGGTGGCTGGCCGGGTTGGGCTAGTCTGCGCCGGGATAGCTTGTATAGAGACATCTGTGCTTGTGGTTGACCACATAATTTCTACATAGTCGTCTTTTAGCAAATTAACATAAATGTTAAGTGCGGCAATCAACGCTCCGTCTACACCGCCGTGACTGTTTGGCACAGAAAACTGACTATTAGTGTTGGCAATGTTGGTTCCGTTCTTGCGGAACCAGACACTTGTGTCCTGAATCTGCACGTTACCGTTTAGAAACTGTGCGCTAAATTGCAGGTTAAAGATTCCAGAAAACCCAGCCACGAGTCGGGAGTTGTTAGACAGCGATACCCCGTTAGCAAAGTCCGTGGTGTTGTACGTCATCGCATACGCCGTTGTCGTGCTGGCGGCGGTTTGGTCTGCGGTGCTACTAAACGACCCGTAGGGAAACTCTTGGCTTGAGGCGGTCTGTGACGTTGGGATTAGGATGATCTTGCTGTCACCACCAATCCTGGCATCGGTAATTGTTGTAGTGGTTGCGCTACCTGTGGCAAGCGTAACCGTACCTGTATTGTTGGTCTTGCCGTTCATAATGTTGTTGACCACCTCGGAAATCTCACGAGGCGATCCACCCTGATACGGTAAAACCCTAAAATTCATCTTACACCTGCTGGCACGATGTCGTAATCAATGCCAATTGCCGTTGTCCACGACCCAGACGGCTGAATTGACAGGCGGTGATAGCGGCCAGTCGTCCTAAATGCGGCTCTGCCTTCGCTATCGGCGGCGCTATATGCGCTAAATGTCACGGCGTCTGCAAGACGGTTACGGCTTGCGTAGGCTACAGATGCGCCACCATTATCAACAAGCGGGCGGCTCATGTTGAGCATACTATAGGAGCCAGGAATCTCAATATCGCCGGTGTTGATGGTTCCGGTAAGGTTGACGCCAGAAAATGTGACAATTTTTGCCCCATTCCCACCTACAAACTGCGACTTACCACCCGTCCAGATACGCGAATCAAGGCTAGAAGTTAGCGTGTCAAGCGTTCCAAAGACATCCAAAGCCTCTAATGTGTAGGCCGGAGTAGCAGATTGAGCCACAAAATCAGCAGTTGTTTCTGCATGAGTCCATCGCTGAATCTCAAAGTTATAAATCATCATGCTATCCACCTCTCCGTTACTTCCGGATGATGGATAAGCCCAGATGATTAGATTTTTGATCGGATCGACCGTAGCCGAGATTTTATACGAGTAAGCCTCGTCGAGATCGCTGAAGAAATATCGGTCAACTTTCTCTGTACCGATTCCCACCACTTGAGTACCGTTGCACGCATAGAAGCCATCGTCCCCTAAAAAGTAAGTTACGCCTTGATATTGAACAACAGAGTTCGGTTCAAAGCATCCCAGGTTACGCGAAATGTTGTCAAACTGGAAAATTGCTGGGGTTCCAACGTAAGACATCCGGTAGATGGATTTTTCCATCAGCACAAGGCCAAACTCACCACCCGTAATTGCTTGGACAGCACCACCGTCAGGAATCACTTGAAAGTCGGCTTGGTTGGTGGCGGTTGGTGTCCAGTCTGATTCGTTGTTAATCGCCGACCATTGGACCTTTTGTGAGTCTGCGGAACTTGTGTATCCGGTAACCACAAAGTCCCGCACTACGGTGACATACTTTGCTGTTGGGGCTGCGGCATCTAAATCTGCCCATGCGGTAGATGTGCCAAGCAACCAGTATTGGAGAATCTCATCGCCATTGGCCGCAATCAGCACATCACCAAACTGTGTAAAGCGCCACTTTTGTTCCGCTGGGGTTGTGTACCCGCCAGCTTTAGAAACATCGTCCAAAGACAAGTCACCAGAATCGAGCTTAAATAACTTTGTTGCGCCACCAGCAAAAACTTCTGTAAGACCCGTCGCTGGGTTTCTGCCAGCCACTACGTTGTTAATGCTTTCTGAGGCAGCCTGCGAGTAATCAACAGGCGAGCGCATAGGGCCGTATCCGACAGCCTGTGGCGACACATTTAGGGCTTCCTTGACCGTTCCCGTCAGTCCGGGCTGGTCTGGTAGCCATTCTCCGAAACTTACCCTGCTAGTTGCCATGTGTTGTTTCCAGCCGTATTCGTTGTCCAGGTGTTAGACCCTGCCGAGACAGGCGTCCAAGAGTTTGTTCCGACATTTGTGGGCGTCCAAGTATTTGGTCCCGCAGAAGTCGTTGTCCAAGTATTGGGTCCGGTCGTCACGTTGGTCCAATCTTCTCCGAGAATCTTGCCGATTACCGTTAGAGTGCCGCTTGCGCTTACAGTTGCTGTTGCCGCAAATGTAGCGTTGGCCGCTACAGACATGGAGCCAGTAGCCACAATGCTTGCCGAGCCAGAGGCGTCAAATCCACCCGTAGCCGTTACCGTTGCGGTGGCCGACATTGCTGCCGTTGCCGTCCGTATCCGGTCTCCTGCGCCTACAAGCGTTCCGGTCGCAGACATCGCGCCATCGGCTAGACGCACCCGACTTGGGGTTACTACCAATGTTCCGGCAGAGGTAATAAGTGCCTCTCCGGTGGTGATCCTAAATGCGCTTGCAGAAACGGTTGCAGAGGCCGTTATTTGGGCTTCTGCTGACCTGACAAGGCTTCCCCCTGCGGTCATGCTACCCACGCCCATCATGGCGGCTTCTGCGAGCCTTTCTAGCCCGCCAACAGCCGTCATGGTTCCTGACGCCGTAATTAGTCCTTGTGCGGTGCGGATAGCGATTGCACCCGCTTGCATTGTTCCAGAAGTTACGAAATCTACTGTGAATTCCGTAACTTTTTCGCCTTCTGCCGTTACAGTTGCTGACGCTGTGAAACTTGCCGGGGCGTCAAAGTAAATGCAGGCGGTTCCCCAAGCCTCTGAATCCATTGGCAGGTTCAGAGAATCTAGGGTTCCAAATGCGTCCATTGAGTCTACCGACCACGGACCGCAAACTTTATCTACATACCACGTTGAGTCCAACGGATACTGCGGCATGGAATCTAGCGTGCCGAGTTGATCCAGTTGTTCTAACGTGAGAGACATTAGGCAAGCGTGACGCTTAACGAGCCAGCAGCAATCTTGAAGATGTCGCCAGACTCAATGGTTTTAGAAGTCGTGATATCGGTGTAGAACAACAGGTTGCCAGAAGTAATTGCGTCTAGCAGGCCAACGTGCGACACCGTACCCCACGAAGCGGTAGCTTGAGCAAACTCAACCGCAGCGGAGTTCGTGCAAACGCCGTTGGAGGGTGCGTTAAAGGACACATCTTTGCGGGCATAGGAACCGCCAGAAACCTCAGTTCCCGTGTTGCCCTCATCCGGGTTGGATGTATAGAGACCGACATAGACGGTCGTGGGGGATGTGTAAGACGTAGCGCGGAGAACGGCGTTTAGTAAGCCATTCTCCAAATAATTTGACATTTCAGACATGATTACCTCGACGTAACAGACATGGATAGGGGAACACCAGCAAACTCAGAATTCTGGTCAGAAGTGTTGATGTTATTGATGGCGCGGTCATACAGAGATGACCACACCGCAATCCGGGCATCATTCATCAGGTACGGCTCAGACTCTAGAAGCGAGGCGTAGAGCAACGCATCGGGGTAGTTTGCCAAGAACTCGTTGGAGGCTACCGAATCCGACAGGGCTACGGGCTTGAAGTAATACAGCAGTTCTACCGTGTAGGCTTTGTCAGGGATTGGCGCGAGGTCAAACTCTTGCCCGAGCAGGGTATAAAAGCCTGGTTTACCAGACTCTTCTGCTTGTGCGTTGCGGGTAAATGATGACGGTGATTCGTAGTTCAGCGTGATGCGTGGGTTTCCGGCCAGATAAATGTCACGCATTTCCAAGAAGTCGGACGGGATCTCAACCGTGGAGTCCCCAGCAGTCGTGGTCGTTGTGACCGATTTCAGCAGTTTGCGGGTGCGAATCTCCCGAGATAGACGTACTTCTGCCAGCGTGATGAAATCAGGAATCTGGCTGGTCAGGTCGCTGCGACCAAGATAGTTCGCAACTGCCGTCTTTAGTGTAGAGTAACTCGTCAGAGCCATCGTTTTCCTTACTGGCTATATCGTGCCATCCAAAAGTGTATGAACCGACATGGCCGATCATGTTAGAGAAGTCGTGATCCACCCATGTCTCAAATCCTGCGTCATGCGCTCTCACGCAGAAGTAAACATCCTCGCCCAGCAGTTTCTCGCCAGGCAGTTGCTCAAACCAAAACCACGGTCGCGGAGTCTTGAGGAAAACCTCACGCTTGACCATCATCACGCCGCAGCCAATTGCGGTGACACGCTCCAAACCTTTTTTGTCTTTAGAACTAATCTTCTGCCAGTTGATCGTCTTTTCTTTCTTGTTGATCCAGGCGTTCTTGGCTGTGCCGTGGATCGGCGGGACGCGGGTCGTGGCGTTAGCGCCAACAATGTCTTTGTCCCTCGAGATCAAATGCTCAATCGTATTCTTTGGGAATCGCATATCTGCATCCACCCAAAGGATATAATCTGCACCTTCGTCTATTGCTGTCTGCGCCAACTTCTCGCGCTGATCAAAGATCAAGGTTCCGGCCACCGTATAGAGACTTTGCTGGCCTTCGCTTCTAAACCGTGAGTCATAGCCGCACATCAGGGCTAAGTCAAACGCTGTACCTACTTCCATTTCGCCACGCGTAGGAATACACACGGCAACTTTGGCTTTAGAGCCTTTCATATTTTCTCCTCAGATTTTGCCCGGTCGGGTTCGGAAGAACCGATTATCGGGATTATTCAGCCATGCCTTCATGCGCTTTTGGTCGAGCACAACAAAGCCGCGCATAATGCCTTGTTTGTTGAGATCTTCTATGACTGCGAAGGGTATTTCTGCCACTCGACTTAATTCTCCCCATCGTGTTCGCTCGTCTGTGGAGTTATAGGCCGCTTTGTTGGCCTCGATGATTGGGGTAAGGTTTGTTTCCGCTTTGACGACTAGGTTTCCATCGCCATCTGCGTAGGTGGTTCTAACTTCGCCGTTGATTACTTCGCTACCAAGTTTTAACACTTGTTCTCCAAAAACGGGAGTGGGACCAGCCCACCCCCGATTCTACAACACTTTAGGCTGCTTTGATATCAAAGATACCGCCATGAGCCTTCTCATTCCGCATTTCCAGCGTGAGCTCGGCAAGGATCTGGGTCTTTTCAGAGTCACCAGTCTTAGCCAGTTCATTGGTCTGGAACGGACGGAGGTAAGCCAGGGCTGCGTACTCAGGATCAAGCATCAGCGCATCGGTGGAGCGCATAAAGCGATCCGGCACGATGGAGATGAGACCGAAGTCCGACAGGTATGCACCAGCGGCGGCCACAATCGTGGTCGGCTCTGGGCCGGTGATGTGACGCTGCTCGGCAACACCAGGGAAGCCAGAAACAGTAGCCTTCAGGCCGGGAGGAACAACCAAGAGCTTGGGTGTGCCGCCTTCGGTGAAGATTTCCTGGGCCACTTCTTTGAGCATGGACTCAAGGAAAGTGCGGGTTGTGGTGTCGGAACGCACATCGGAACCGTCGCCAGTCGGGTTCGTACCAGCCGAACCTTTGCTGACGTTGGTCGTGATCCATGACAGCAACGAACCCATACGACGTGCGCCAGAGGTAGCCGTACCGTTGGTCTTGGCTTGGTTGGCGGTCAGGATGGTCTCGATGTCACGCTTGATCTCGCTTGATGCTTTGGCAAGTTGATAAGCCTTCTCAGACTTACGGCCAGCCTTGTCAACGGCTTCCAGCGTACCGGAGATCTGAACAGTTTTACCAACGATCTGTGTAAAGTTGGTCAGACGAACGGTGGGCGACAGCGAAGCAGCAGTAGCGTCATCACCTTCGATCAGGGCGTTGTTGGTCGTAGCAGCGGCCAGGCTATCGGTCTGCCACTCGTGCAGGGTGTTAGTAGCCTTGGTTTTGCCGATAGACGACATGATGGGCGTGTCGGTTGGCGAAATCGAATAGATAACATCAGAAAGGTCCTCGCGTACACCAATCGAGGTGTAGCGCAGGTAGGTATTTGAGGGGACAGTCATTTCTTACTCCTTAAAGGAATTTTTCCAACAATCGGGCAGCATCCCGGCGGTCGCCACTCTTGGCGAGCCGTTGCTGTAGTTTCTTAACCGCATCCTGCTCGGCCGTCGTCTGTTTACCAGTCGTGCCCGGCTTGAGCATCTTTGGTGCTTCTGCGACTTTTTTGGTCGCCACAGGCTTAGACTTCTGCAATTTGTTGTATTGCATTGCCTGATACAACGCCAGCACAGCGCGGTGATCGTAGACCTGAGCAAGTTCCTGCTCTGACCACCCGATTGACCGGGCGAAGTCTTTGATGTCTTTGCGGATCACCTCACCCTTGACCGGATCTGACATTTCCGGGATGGCCTGAGAGAGTTTCTCGGCTTCCGATGCCAAATGCCTACGAAGGTTTTCTTGGTATTCCGCTTGTTGCTTCTGTGCGATTTGCTGTTGCTCGGCACGAATGGCCTGTACCTGCTTCTCTCGCTCCATTCTCTCGGCGATCTTCATTGTGTAGCCAATGGGATCGGTCTCTTTGAGTGGGGTGAGATCTTCCTCGGGCTGGGATGCGAGCATCTGTTCGATGACGGACAGCCTTTGGGCATACTGGTCACGCAGTTTGGCGGCTTCTTCTATCCGTTGGCGTTCAGCTTCTACTTGCTTACGCTGTTCGGATAGAGTCTGCGTCTTTTTAGTGTAGTCCGAAGTGCGAGAATAACCTTTCAGAAGTTCGTCAAGCGTAACCTCCACTTCCTCGTTGTCAACTTTGACACGGTAGCGGGGTGGCTCTTCTGCTTCTACGGATTCCTCGGATGCGGCTTCCATTTCCTCGGGTTCGGATTCCGCGTATTCTGCGGTCTCTTCTGCTGCTACTTCCTCAACTTGGCCCTCTTCAGGCTGTTGCGGATCAAGCATCCCAAAAATCTGTGCTGCGGCTTGGTCTACGGTTTTGGCAGTCCCTTGCGGGTTGCTGTCGTCCATTTGTGACTCCTAATGATTAAAAAAACTTCATTCGCTTCTTTTCCACCTCGGGCTGTTTAGCCAGAGATTCAAGAGTGGCGACAAATTCATCCAGCGCCCGGAGCTTGGTGTATGCGGATTCCCGCTCATCAACCTGTTCGGGACTACTGTTGACAATGTTGTAAATATACAACTCTCGTTGCATTTTTACAACATCGGTAAAAAACTCATCGGTCAGTAAATTCTGCGCTCTTGCGGCTTTGTCCAATTAGAGTCCTGATGCCTTAAGTTGAAGATCGACAGCGGCAGACTGTTGCTTAAGCGCAATATCCGCAGCGGCTTTCTCTTGGGCGATCTGGATGTCGGCCATTGCCTTCTGGCGCTTGGCCTCAATATCGGCCTCGGCTTTTGCCATCATTGCCTGAATCTGGGCTTGAGTCTGCGCCATGATCGCCTGCGCCATCGGGTCAGCACCCTGCTGTTGCGGTGCGGGCTGGGACAGCATCTGGTCCATCTCTGGGGTAATTTCCTTGAAGAATCGGGTGGAATCTTTCAGCCCAGCGGCCTCAATGAATTTGCCCAGCGTGGCGCGGTACTGCCCAAGCGACACCAGCGGGTTTGCCGGACCAAACTGCGCCAGCATTTGCTCCTGTTTCTGGAGCACCATCCCAAGCATCGCCATCTGCTCCTGCTTGGTCCCGGTTCCCAGGCCAACGTTGATGGTGACGTCGTACTCGGTATCCCACTCGCGGGGGTCCATCGGAACAAACTTGCCTTGTAAACGGATGACCCGGGGCTTGTCCTGGTACTTGCAGAGCAGGTGCAGGATGTTGCGGAAAATGTCCTTGATGCCGGTCTCAGCGAAGATACGGGCGATCAGTTCCAGCTTGCCAGCCGAGGCGTTCTGCATGGCCGCAATTGCCGTGGCCGTGGTGTTTTGCAGAATGTTGGGGTCAAGTCCTTGCGAGGCTTCGGTAACACCCGTACGTTTGGCTTGGATGTTGTCCATGTATTCCAGCATCGGGAAGGACTGCCCTGCGACTGCTTGAACGGGCAACTGCTGGATAGCGGCGGGGTTCTTTACCCGCACTACACCACCCGGAGTAACGGTCAACAAGTCGTCTAGGTTGACCTGTCCGTCTACAGCCACAACTCGAGCGTTATTGGTCAGGTACAGGTTGTCGAGAATCTGGCGGGTCAGCGTGGACTTGATGATCTGGAGGTCCATTGTCCGGTCGGCCAGCGACTGTCCAAAGAACTTGTGGGGTAGCGGGATCGGGCAGATGGAGGCAAACGGGAGGTAGTCGATTTCCTCGTTCTCCAAAATGTTCATCCCGGCGTAGATAACACGGCGCAGTTCAGCAATGCCGTCCTCGTCGTAGTCCACCCGAATGTATGCCTCAAAGGTCTCCACCAACTGCATGGATGGGTCCAGGCTATCGTCATCCGGCTGCTCGCCTTGGGAGTAGCGGGCCACACGCTCAGGCGTGTAGGTCAGATCTTCGTAAGACGGGAGGTTATAAATCTCGTCCTTGTCAAACCCCATTGCCACGAGTTCCGAGCGGGTCACCAAACGGCGGTGGGCGCAGAACGGGGAATCCTTGAGTTGGATAGTTTTCTTGCTGACAATGAACTCTTCGGGCGGGATGTTCTCGATGACCACCCGGCCCTTCTTGTCCATCTTCTTGATCTTTACATCGTAGGCAAACACCGGCTCCATGCGGGGCATCGGGGGCTGTCCGGTCTGCTGGGCCAGCGCGATCTCTTCCGGTGTCGGTAGGGCAGGGATTTCCCCAATCTGACGCTGGTCTTGGCTGACGACTTCGTACTGCTCATCGGCAAGCAGGAGGGCCAACTCTTCGGCAGAAAGGTTCTCGTACTTCTCGGTGTTGACCTCGGTCTCGTCTTTCCAATAGACCTTGACGGTTCCTGTCTTGGAGAGCAGGGCGTCCTTAATCATGGTGTGCAGGATCGAAATGCCAGGGTTATCCCGCATGAACACCCAGTTACACATCTGGGTGGCTTGCTCGGCGGCGTCTACATCTTCCGGTCCGTGTGGTTCAAAAACAACAGTCTCTTCGGAAGCCGTAAAGACACGCATGAGCGCAGGCATCGCACCGTCCACAGCCTCGGCCACCTCGCGGGTCACGATACGCGACCGACCCTCGACCTCGTTGCCGTACTCCTCGCCGTTGTAATACTGGATGGCTTTGCGGCGGGATTCTGTGGTCTCGGTTTCCAGATAGCCAATCGCGTTGTCTATCTCATCTTCGAGTATGCCTTTTAGGGTTTCTTCATTCATCTTATACGATCCATTTCACGTTCGGTGTGATTGGCTTGCCCCAGTTTGAGGTTTGGTTCATGCCAACAGCCAAGTATCTAAATGCGTCGGCAGCGTGTGAGCTCCAGTCGTGGAGCGGTTTATCGTAGAACACGTTGCGCTTCTCGTCGTATTCCCGGCGATAGTTACGCAGCGCGTCTAGTCCCTGCTTTACATTTGGGTGGAACCAGCAGTTAGGAAGCATCCTACGGACAGCTTGTATTCCGTCGTCTACACCAATTCGCGGGCAGACGGTGATGTTTAGTCCCAATTCCTGCAAAGCCTCTTTCCGACTCTTTCCGGTTCCCAGTTCCCTGACCTCTACGTCATGCGGCAGGATGTGTTCTGCTTGCGCGTAACCATTCTTCTTGATCCAGTTTACATACCAGTCGAGGCCGACTCCGTGGTTTTCCACGAAATCAAATAAGCGACGCTCTTGCCCCGCGACCTGGCAGACGAAGATGGCCGTGGAATCACCAACACCCAAGTCCCACGCCGTATACGTTTTACAGAGATCGTCCCGCGCAAACTCCTTAAATCTTTCGGGCGGGAGAGCGTTAAGTAAAGCGGCGTAATATGAACCTTCGACCGCAGCCGCGAAGGAACATTCAAACTCTTGAGCGTACTTGTCGTCGCCCATTTCTTTCTTGGCAGCGAGCAGTTCAGCTTCCGGAAGTATTCCCGTCTGCGAAGCCTTGAATTCAAGTAACTTCCATCCCGGTTCTTTTTCTGCTCGGTCTCGGAAGTCTTTGAAGTGGTTTGCACCCTTTGGTGTTCCTAGAAATAGCGCCCAACCCATGCGATCCGCGAGAGCAGGACGGACAATCTCGTTCCATATCTTTGGGTTTTGATCACCGATCTCGTCAAGAATAACACCGTCAAAATACTGGCCGCGCAGACTGTCAGGATTGTCCGAGCCGTAAAGTTGTATTCGCCGTCCGTAGAAGTCAACCTTTAGCTCCGAGATGTTCGCCGTGGCTTCGAGCGGTCGCGTGAAGTTGCATAGGTAGTCCCAGGCAACCCGCTTGGCCTGTCCGTAAGTCGGTGCAATGTAGGCAAATCTTGGGTCTGGCTTGTCGCATTGGAGGGCTGAGTGGATAAGCTGGTTAAGCGCAGCCACAGTTTTACCCATGCGTCGGTGAGCGACAACCACCACAAACCTGTGTTCTGCCACCGCATCGTGAATCTCTCGTTGCTGGCTTCTTGGTTTATATCCGGTCTCAAGGAGAACCTCGGTCATATTCCCGTCACCACCTTAATGGTGAGCGGTCCGTTCTCTGCGCCCGTGACTTCTGTCCGAGCCAGTTTGGGAATGTGGTACTCGATTGCCTTCAAGTAAATATCGCACGCCTTTTCAGGGCTGTCTTGTGCGACCTTTTCTAGCCATTCTGCGAACTTCTCTGCGTTGTCCTCAGCCATCTTAGCGATAGCCTCTCTGACAGCCGCTGTGGAGCGATTAGGCACTCCCTTGGGCCTTCCTGGGCCGGGTGCACCCTCTCCGATTTTTGGTGTTTCTTTAACGGTTTCCATGTCCGAATCCTTCCGGTTGTTCGGGATAAGTTGTAATTATACAACACTTTTTATGTTACAAGAGTTTTATAATCAAACCTCTAACAGGAGGGCTTATGAAACCATCAATCACCATCACCCGCAACACAATATCTGACTTGGAGTTGTTTGCCAGTAAAGAGGCTTTGGCTCTGCCAGAAGATGAGTTTATAGCCTTAGTTGAAGATTCTATAAAACTTTTGCAGTCTCAGCTTCTTTCAATCCAGCAAGCCGAGTAATTTTTGATTTTCTAAATACTTGTAGTAATTGTCTACCACTTGCTGATCTATAAGCTCAGATACTCCGGTCTTGCGCTTTTCTAGTGCGCCAAGAACCATGTTTCTGATGTCACCTTTCTTGCCAGCAAATTCTGATGCTAGCGCAGGGAATAACCTTGGAAACAGAACTTCAACCGGAACGTTTTGGCCGAGTGTTCCCATATATTGACCTGTAAAGTCAGTAGAATAGGTTGGGTTTTGCGACGGGAGTAAATGCATCCCACGCTCATCTGTCATCAAAACTGTATTACCTGTATAACCTTTTCTTACGTTTGCAAGTGCTGGATCTGTAATGGCCGCAGCCAGATCTTCTGAGTTAAACCCTAATGCTTTTTGATTTTCCTTTAGGGTTAGCCGGTCAACAAATGCCTTTCTAAGCTCACCGGCGGTGCTACCTAACCCCTCTCCGGTGTATAACTGCATCCGGCCTTCTTCTGTCATTACACCCTTAAAATTCTTAAATGGTTGTGTAATTACTCTGGACTCTCCGACACCTTTTGCAACTTTGTAATTTTTAATTGCGTCATCAATTTCTTTGGCGAATTTTTTTGTCGGGTTACTTTTGTCTAGCAAACCAAGCAATACTTGGGTTGGCATAACGGAAAAGTTTTCGGCCCCCTCTCCCATTGTTGTTGGGAGATGTATGATTTTCCCGCTACCACCTGCGGCAATGTTTTCTTCCCTTGCCGCTGTGTCTCGATCCCTAATTCTTTTTGCGATGCTTAGGTTGGAAGCTCCGGCCACGCCTTTTTCAATGTGGCTTATATCTCTTGCATAGTCTTGACCGCCATGAGTAATTACTGGTGTTGGCAAAGTTTCTTCTGAAACTGACGTAACCCGCATATTTCTGCTGGTACTATCCCAGGGCATAATCATTGCGCTGGAACCTTGTAAATCTTCAATTTTTACTGGTTTTTTTTCTGCCAAACCTCCAACAGATTCACGCTGAAATCTTGTTCCGACCTCTGGATCTGGTTTTAGTGGGGTTGTGGCCCTGTAAGTCATTCCA